TCTGTATGCCTAGGTGTAATCAACCAGTCTCTAATATAAAGCTCTCCTTGCCGTTTACGTTGTTCTGTCATATGCATTCCATATTGACGTCTTACGTTTCTGGATCTAAGTTCTCTTTTATCCAGCATCTCAAACTCTTCCTGTAGCTTATGTAGCTTGCGATATCTTTTCGCGTAAGCAATAAGCTCTCCACGGTCATTCTCGAATCCAATTTTGGCGTTATAGTACTCTGCCAACATAAATAGATTGCGGTTGTACTCATCCTGTGTTTGTGGTCTCCCGACATAGCTAGCTACAATTATATCATCCGGTTTGGACAAATTATTAGGTCTTTTAATAACATAGGCCGCTCCCAACGATTCATTAGATACTGATTTAGATTGAGCGTACGGATCATGGCACACAAGATACAAATTATGTGGGACTTCTCCTTCTTTTGTTTTATAAGGAGATTCATACACTACTACAGCACCTATTGTTTTATCCCCCTTTCTATGTGGGAATTTATACACAGGTGTAGCTGATTCAGACGGTCGAAAATTAGTTTTCCCATCTTTATCATGATACATTATTCCTGCAGTTCCCTCAGACTCAAGCCCGTGAACTTTAATTTTGTTGTACTGTTCTTTAAGAGAAGTGACATCAAAAAGATTTGCTGTAACTTGTAATGTTGCCTCCTGCGGCGTGAACGGATGCTCCGCTGTATATTGGTCAAGTGCCTTCGGGTCATTTGCCCCTTTCTTTTTTTCCCTTTGTTTCTCTTCATGTTGTTTTGCTTCGCCTCTTAAAGAGTTACCGTCTTCATCTATAAACCCGTCTAAGTTTTGTTCTATAGGTACAAAGTACCCACACACAGTTCCCATAGCACCTGGATCCCAATTGTTTGCAAAAGAAAGACAATCATATGAGTCAGGATGATAAAATAACTCATCCATTCCATCAAATCCGGAACCTTCTTCACCCCCTGTCCCAAATGCAATCATAGTCCCAAGTGTTTTTGAACCTTGACGCATTGTAGGCATAGCTACTTCCCAAGCTTTAAGTAAACCCCCAAAGGAACCGGCTTCCTCAAAGAAAATAAGATCCCCAGCTTTACCACGGACTTTGTCAGGATTATCTTTTAAAGACACGCCTATTATTTGTGTCTTCATCCCAAGTTCTACATCTGCCCCGTTTACATTCTTTTTGTAACCAGACATCTTAAACATTTCTCGGTCCCTCAACCTAGGCTGAGTCCATGCAGTGTTATCATCAATAAAACTTAAGAACTCCCAAGCTTTTGACAGTAGCCCGTCCCCAATTAAGTATTCTTTTTGAGATGCAAAGACGTAGTTTTTACTATTACGTATGTGAAAGTAGTTGCGAGCAAGCATAGATCCTGCTTTGTATGAGAAACCTTTACGTCTGGCTTTAAGAACTACCATATGTTTGTTTTCTTTCCGTGCTCTATCTATCGCATGAAAGTATTCGTGGTCTCCATCATAAAAAGCAGGAAAGGTTCTTTCCCTACGTGCAATCTTTGTCCCGTCTTTCATAACGTCGTCTACAACCCTGTCTATGGGGCAAAAGTTTAAGTAGAAGTAATGATATCCGGTTATATCTAAATAACCATCTAAACATTTTTCTTTTTCCCCGTCCCAATAGTCGTAGTATTCCCTAGTCCCAGGTATAGCATCTGTATAGAAGCCTTTCTCTAGGTATGAATTTGCAGCCGGGGAATATTTAGCACTGTCCTTAAACATTAATGAGAATACTTATTAGTAATTACCCCACCCCTGTTTGGGTTATCTTTTTGTTGGTGCTTTTGAACTATACTTTCCAGCTCGTCTAATCCGTTAACTACTTTACTCATGTTTGATAGATTAGCAATCAAGTCTTTAGCGTGGTATATAGGTTTACCGTGATCGTCAAGTATCTGCAAATCTATTGTTCTAAAGTATTTTTCTAACTTAGTTACAGATGCTCGTGCAGATTTAAGAAGTTTAATAGCAGATGTTTCTGATAATGTTTTGTACTTCTTTATTGCCCCATGAACTTTGGGAGTAAACTTAACTTTTAAATCTGATGAAATCTTATTAGCTTTTTCTTCATCGCTGTAAACAGCATACGGAGATCTATGGTCCGTGTAGAAGTATGTAGCTGCAAGTTCTTTCCCCTTTAAAGTTTTAAACTCTTCAATAGTAAGTGCGTAAGCGCTTGGGAGTACTACATTATTACTAACTGTTATCAGGTCCCTCATTCTTTTGTAAGTATTTAAGTCTTCCTTCTACGACGTGAAATTTTCCTAAGTACGGGAGACGTATTGCATCAAACTTACCTTTTTTAATTACAGAGTGTGTGTATTTAAATTGGTGGTATACTGCTTCCTCTACTTTTTGTATTGAGAGTTCGTATTTAGTTGCTAGCTTTTGTATTATTATCCTTTCTTGTCCCACTTGCATTCTTTTTTAATTTAATTTTTTTAGCTGCAGCTGCTTTTAGTTTAACAGGATCCCATCTATCATCAGGACAAGTAGTGGTAGCCCACTTAGCTTTGTGTTCTACAACACACCCACATTGCCCACATCTCATATTTTCTTTTTTTAAATGGGGGCAAACTCCACAGATTCTTAATCTTTCATTATACTGAGACTTTGTTACATGCGGGGCTCCTTCTTTAGCGTAAGCTACTACATCAGTCGCAAAGTTCTTCATCATGTCCATCAATGACGGTGCTTTCTTGCTCATTTTCTAAATTATTTATTAATATACTTAACAGACCTCCTTGAGTGTCCTGCATAATGCAGATAGTCCAAGGTAAATACAAATACTTAGTTGTTACTATATTACGTAATGATTTCAATTAATACAGTTTTGTCTTTTTTTAAAAGTTGTGACACAATATAACCATTTTTGTTTTTAGATATAGCACCTTTATCTTTAAGTCTTTTAACATAATTGTTTAAAGTGTTAGGGTCTTCTATACCTACGCTTTTTGCTACTTTCTTTTTACTGTCTGACGAACATATATTAGTTGTTTCTGCCAGATCTATAAACTTAGATAAAATTAATAATTCTTTATCTGTTAATTCTAAGATACCGTTGAATATCTGCAAGTACTTAAAAGTAGTCTCTGCTTTTATTTGGATTTTTCTACTCATCTTTTATTACGATTTTAACTTTCCCATCCTCAATATTAATTCTAGATTTTGTGGACTGTGTATTAAACTCTTCAACAAATTCTAGTATGTGTTCTCTTGTGCATAGAAAGGAAAGGAATACTTCTATTTCACGAGCTGCTCTCTTTAGATTTTTATCTCTTGTATTGGCAATGTCGTGAGCAGTTCTTAACTCGTCAAATGCTTTAAGTGATATAGTAACGCTTCCATCCATTAACTAGGAATTACTCCACAAATCATGTATTCACTAACCATTACGTACTTGTTTTCTTCTAAAGTTAGAACAAGTCCTTCTGTAGTAGGGTGTACCATGACAGTCATACCTTCTTTAATTTGCTCACAAGCTGGGCCTGCGGCAATTACTTTAAGAATATTTGTTTGTAAGGATTTTCTAGCTGACCCTGTCAGATGAATTCCTGCTTCCGTTTTGTTTTTGTCTACTAGTGGAAGTAGAACCCAGTCGCGGGTAGGTTGGAAGTTTGGTTTCTTATTTGCCATAATGTTTGATTTGTGACAAATATATAAAACTATTTCTTATATAAGCAAATAGTTTACAACAATCTTTGAATTAAATATAATTCTCCCCCTTGGGAATTTGTCTCATGTTGGATTTCCGCTCGGCGTTTTTAGCCTACGTGGGGGCATTTCTATCAGCCTATAGCCTGGTTCCCACCCGAGTTTTATACCAACACATTTTGTGAAACTACCGGGGACGACGTTCGCTGACTATGTTGACAGTTACTGTAACCCGATGTCTAAGCCTCTTTTTGATTACCCGAGGCCGGTCACTAGAATGTGGTTTCAATGCAAAGATAACTTAAAAAGTTGTATATTTACCAAATAGATTTAATATAAAACAATGAAGTATTTAATTACGTTAATATTTTTAATACTTAGCTTAACTGCTGTAGCTCAATGCAATCAACATGTCTTTACATCAGTGGGTGCTGAGAAGTGGACAAACTTCCAGTACCAGGACTGCGATGGGGGTGCTCATTACTTTGGGTTACCTACTGGGGGTTATAGTATTATACTTTGCGCTGATATAGGTACAACTTTTGTTTTGAACGGGGATGGGTTTGTATATCCTTTACTTACAGAACATCCTAACTATCCTTCCTGTCTTCTCCCGTCTTGTATAGGAGATTTTAATGAAGACGGGACTGTGGATGTTGACGACTTATTAACTTTTTTATCAAATTATGGATCATGCAATTAGAAGTATTAAGATTTAACTACGGAGAAGATTCCACTAACGGAATGTTATTTGAAATAAACAATGGAAAACGAAAATTTTTATGCTATACTCTTGAAGACGAGAGCCGCGAAGAAAAGGTGTGGGGAGAAACTTGTATACCTGAAGGAGAATATTGTCTCGGTCTTAGGACTACTGGAGGACACCATGCTAAATATTCCAAGAGGTTTGCTGATATACACTCTGGTATGCTTCATGTACTTGATGTCCCTAATTTTAAGTACATCCTTATTCATTGTGGGAACACTGATGAGGATACTGCGGGATGTTTATTGTTGGGTAACTCGCAAGTAAACAATAAAATTAAAACTAATGGGTTTATAGGTAACAGCACTGAAGCTTACTTTAATGTATACCCACGTATTGCCGCTGTCTTAGAGAAAGGGCAAGATGTTATTATTAAGTATATTGATTTTTCTATTATTGAATAATGAAACAATTAAAATTTGTATGGTTTATTTTGTGGATTATTCTATGTAGTATTTTTATTACCACAACTGTAAACGCACAATGTGATGTAGCTATAAGTAGTTGGGATGCTGTGTCTGGGGATATAGTTATCGAGGCTATTAACAGTGAAAACTGTGGGTGTAATGAATTTACTACCGAAGAAAATACCTGCGAAAATAGTGGGAGTTCTTATGTAAACAATAACGAAACTATTAGTCATATAGTTTTAGGGTTGCATGTTGAAGGATTAGATTATAATTGGGGATGTACAGGTGCTGTTAATCATCCAGGATGGACATTCAAAGCGTTTACTCTATTTGGTAATCAAGTACTAGAGAGTGGGGATACATGGAGTGCAAATGTATATGACACCTCTGTAGCTAGTGACTGTTGGGCTGAGATATTATCAAATGACACTCTATGTAGTGAGTTAGTTGTATGGCAAATTAACTTATCTCAAACAGCTACAACAGATAACGGAGGGTGGGCCGTAAATCCTAACGTTGCGGCTCAGACACAAAACTACCCTGATGTAGATTTGTCTAATAACACTGCTATATATTGTGCCCCACTTTCGTGTGATACGGTGTATGTAGATGTAGAGATTATTGAATATCTTACTGATACTTTTTGGTTAACGGATTATATATATCTACCTGGGGATACAATAGTATTAATCGATACTGCTATAGTGGTTGAGTATATATATGAAGTGGACACGTTAATAGAGTATGTTCAATTACCGGCAGATACTGTACAGGTGATAGAGTATGTAGATGTAGTAGAATATGTTTATGACACAATTATATTAATAGAGACGGACACTCTTGTTGAGTTTGAGTATATCTATCTAACCGATACTTTGTATGTAGAGACGGTTGTGTATGAGTATTTATACGTTTACAATACAGACACTATAACTGAGTTTGTAGCTGAGTCTGTATATATTGATTGTAATACTGGGGAAGAGTGCAGCCAAATATTTCCTTGTGACGAGGTATCTATTTTTGCCCCTAATGCCGTTACCCCAAATGGGGATGGGATAAATGATACGTGGATGGTTCTTGCAGACGGGGAATGTTGGGGTCAGTGGGAAGTTCGCATTTACAATCGATGGGGAGGTCTAGTTTGGATTAGTGCATCATCTACAGATGAGTGGGATGCAGACGTTGCTACAGGAACTTACGTATACACAATAACTGCCCACAGTTCTATGAACGCAAATGTGTTTCAGTTTAACGGGACAATAACTGTACTCTACTAGAGAGTTATCTGCCCTGTCCTTTATACTTCTTTTTATATCTGCTAGACTTCTTATGATTAGAGGTCTTGCTTTTTGCATGCACTCCAGGACGAGACACATTGCTTTGTACGTATAGTTGGTGGTTTGTTTTTATTGCCATAGTGTAAAGGTAAA